CCATGATTAAAGTATAGCACAATGGCACAGAAAAGGTGGGAACTATACAGGATTATGAGGGATTGATTCGCTTAATGCAACTCGGCTTTTTAAAAAATTTTTCTTCACTTCGTAGATATAGATTAGTTAATCAAACTCTGTTTTGACAAAGTAAAAATTTAGTCATAGGTCGACCCTACGGGAGTGGCACCCCCAAGATATGGCAATGGGTCCCCCACCTACTCATATACACAATAATCTGCACAATATATTACGTAGTTTTAAATCGCATTCTTAACATCAATAACATTACAAACTATTTTCAAGTAATACGTAGTATTAACGTTGTGTTATTACAACGCAGCTATACCCCCACCCCTATTGCATTTAATTTCTACTTAGCAGATTCTGTGTTGCAGAACACCCCCCGGCATCAAATCTATTTGGTACCATACCCCCCATATAATATTTTTTGTGGTATATTCCCCACATTGCAACCTCACAAACCAGGCATTATGCAAATACCGGTCGAGCCAAACCTCGATAAAGAAATACCAATCATAGCTAGCCCACAACACGGCGAGACCTATGAAATGCGTGCAAAGATCGCAGCTAACACCGCTTTAGCTCTGCGTGAATTGGGTATGGACGACAATATTTCCCCAGAAGAAGCTGCTAAAGCTAAGGAAATGTTTGAAAAAATTAAGCCTGCTGAAGAAAAAAACACGCACCCTAAGCAAGAAGAGAAGGCATTAGCTATTCCTGGCGTAGCTATGGAGCTTGCTGGCTATATAAATCACTATGAAAAACAAATAGTTGCAGATAAAGTACAGGTTAGAACCATCGTAGTTAATAGATTGATGGAAATTTCTCGGGATGAAGACAACAAAGTTGCTCTTAAAGCGTTAGAACTACTAGGAAAAGCTTCCGATCTGTTCACCGAGCGCAGCGAAATTACAGTTACGCACCAAACAAGCGACGAATTAAAGGCCGCTATCAAAGAACGCATCAACCAACTGATGCTTGCCACCCAAATTAATGCTAAAACAAAGACCGAATCCCGCTTAGACCAACTAAAAAACGTCACCGACGTAGAGGCTAAAGAGGTAAAAGATGCCAACGGTTGATTTAACGCCGGCCGATCTAAAAGTTTTAGCAAAAAACGTCGACAAAATGACGGATGCAGAGCTGCGAGTATGGCTAGAGCGTCTAGAAACCACAGTTGACGCAGTACAAAAAGAAAATTGTCAGGATAAATTTATGGATTTTGTCCATAGGGTCTGGCCTGACTTCATTGACGGAGCGCATCATGCAGAAATGGCAGAGGCTTTTGAGCGGGTGGCTCGAGGCGAAATCAAACGACTTATTATTAACATGCCTCCTCGGCATACAAAATCTGAATTTGCTTCTTATTTATTACCTGCTTGGTTTTTGGGTAAATTCCCAAAGAAAAAAGTCATTCAAACCTCACATACAGCTGAATTGGCCGTGGGATTTGGTAGGAAGGTCAGGAACTTGGTCGATTCAGATGTCTATAAGTCAATTTTCCCAGGAGTTGGACTACAAGCTGATTCCAAAGCAGCTGGCCGGTGGGCAACTAACAAGGGCGGAGACTATTTTGCTATCGGTGTGGGCGGTGCTGTTACGGGTAAGGGAGCAGATATCCTTATCATTGATGACCCCCATTCGGAACAAGAGGCGGCCTTAAGCGAAAACAACCCAGAGATCTATGACAAGACTTATGAGTGGTACACCTCAGGACCTCGTCAGCGTTTGCAACCTGGGGGCGCAATTATTATAGTTATGACCCGTTGGTCAAAGAAAGATTTGACTGGTCAAGTAGTTAAAGCAGCACAAAATAGAAGCGGTGAGCAGTGGGAAGTCATTGAATTTCCTGCAATATTGCCGGATAACGAACCTCTTTGGCCCCAGTTCTGGAAACTATCTGAGTTAGAGGCACTACGTACTGAATTGCCTAGCGGCAAGTGGATGGCGCAGTATATGCAGCAGCCAACCTCAGATGTATCGGCTATTATCAAACGGGAGTGGTGGCAAATATGGGAGCACTCTGATCCGCCAATGTGCGAGTTTATTATTCAGTCTTGGGATACGGCTTTCTTAAAAACCCAGCGTTCTGACTATTGCGCTTGCACAACTTGGGGCGTGTTCTATCAGGCTAATACCCGGGGCGTTATGGCGGCAAATATTATTTTGCTCAATTCATTTAAGCAACGTATGGAATTTCCAGAGTTAAAAGCTAAAGCATTTGAAGATTTTAAAGAGTGGAATCCTGATTGTTTGATAGTGGAAGCTAAAGCTTCTGGTTCGCCATTGATATTTGAATTGCGGCAAATGGGTATACCAGTTCAGGAATATTCCCCCCACAAGGGTAGCGGTGATAAAATTGCCAGGTTAAATGCTTGTGCCGACCTGTTTGCAAGTGGACGTGTCTGGGTACCACAGACCCACTGGGCTGAAGAGTTGGTAGAGGAAGTTGCATCATTCCCGTCCGGAGAGCACGATGACTTGGTGGACTCAATGACCCAAGCAATGTTAAGATTCCGTAGGGGCGGGTTTATTACGCTCGATTCTGATGAGCCAGATGAGATCAGAGAATTTAAAAGTAGCCGAAACAAAGGCTACTATAACGTATAGGTAAATAACTATGGCAATAGATAAAGCGCTATATTCAGCCCCAGATGGGATTGCCCAAATGGATAATAACCCAGATCATGAGTTAGAAATAACTATTGAGGATCCAGAGTCGGTTGAGCTTGGCATTGATGGTATGCCAATTATGCGCATGGAAAAGGGCGACGACGAAGAAGGTTTTGATGATAACCTTGCTGAATATTTAGATGAAGGCGTATTGGGATCACTAGCTAGCGACCTAATTGGTGATTTTGAAGAGGATATCAGTTCCCGTAAAGACTGGATCCAGACTTATGTAGACGGCATCCAGCTATTAGGCATGACTATTGAAGAGCGTGCAGAGCCATGGGAAGGTGCATGTGGCGTCTACCATCCACTACTATCTGAGACGCTAGTTCGTTTTCAAGCCGAGACTATTATGGAAACGTTTCCAGCGGCGGGCCCAGTTAAGACTGTAATTATTGGTAAAGAAACGCAAGATAAAAAAGATGCTGCTGAGCGAGTTCAAGACGATATGAACTATCAGCTTACAGAAGAAATGAAAGAGTTCCGCCCAGAACATGAGCGCATGATTTGGGGTTTAGGTCTTTCTGGTAATGCGTTTAAAAAAGTATATTTTGATCCAGCTATTGGACGTCAAGTCTCAATGTTTGTACCAGCGGAAGATTTGGTTGTTCCTTATGGCGCAGCTAATTTAGAATCAAGCCCACGTGTTACACACGTTATGCGTAAGACCGAGAACGAAGTTAAGAAGCTTCAGTACGCAGGGTTTTGGTTGGATGTTGATTTAGGCGAGCCTGTAGATTCATTTGACGAAGTTGAAAAGAAGATTGCTGAGAAGCAAGGCTTTAGAGCCACTACGGATGATCGCTATAAGATTCTTGAGATGCAGGTAGATTTAGATTTACCTGGATTTGAAGACGAAGAAGACGGTAAACAAACTGGTATTGCTTTGCCATATATCGTGACTATTGATAAAGCGTCTAGCAAGATTTTAGCTATTCGCCGTAACTGGAGACCCGAAGATGAGCATAAGAAAAAGCGCAATCATTTTGTACACTATGGTTATATTCCCGGCTTTGGCTTCTACTGCTTTGGTCTTATTCATCTTATCGGTGCTTTTGCTAAATCAGGTACTTCCATTCTCCGTCAGCTCGTTGATGCCGGGTCATTATCAAATCTGCCAGGCGGCTTTAAGGCCCGTGGGATGCGAGTCAAAGGCGATGATACACCGATAGCCCCAGGCGAATGGCGTGACGTAGATGTGCCAGCTGGCACAATGCGAGACAACTTCTTGCCCCTTCCATATAAAGAACCAAGCCAAGTATTGGCTGCGTTGATGGATAAAATTATTGAAGAAGGCCGCCGCTTTGCTGGCGCAGCCGACTTACAAATCTCTGACATGAGCGCACAGGCACCTGTTGGAACAACCTTAGCAATTCTGGAGCGTACATTAAAAGTAATGTCCGCTGTACAAGCCCGCATCCACTACTCATTTAAAGAGGAGCTTCGGTTACTTCGAGACATCATCCGTGATTACACTCCAGAAACCTATACGTATGACCCAGTTGTTGGCGCACCTTCTGCTAAGAAGAGTGACTACGATAACGTTGATGTGATACCAGTTAGTGATCCAAACGCTGCAACAATGGCGCAAAAGATTACGCAGTATCAAGCTGTATTGCAGTTGGCCCAGCAAGCACCACAAATCTACAACATGCCAAAATTACATCGCCAGATGTTAGATGTATTAGGTATTAAGAACGCTAGCCAGCTAGTTCAGTTGCCAGAAGATATGAAGCCACAAGACCCAATCACAGAGAACCAAAACATTCTTATGATGAAACCGGTCAAGGCTTTTTTGTATCAAGACCATCAAGCGCATATAGCTGTACATATGGCCGCTATGCAAGATCCAAAGATTATGCAGCTTATTGGACAAAATCCACAAGCCCAAAACATGCAGTCAGCTATGCAGGCCCATATTAGTGAACATATTGCGTATGAGTATCGCAAACAAATGGAAGCAGAAATGGGTATCGATCTACCATTCCATCCAGACGAGGACGACCAAGATCAAATTGGTATGCCACCAGAAATCGAAGTGCGTGTTTCGCAGCTTGCTGCTAAAGCTTCTTCAGTTATTTTGCAACGTGATACGCAAGAGATGCAGGCTAAACAAGCCCAGCAAGCCCAGCAAGATCCGATTGTTCAAATGCAAATGCAAGAACTCCAGCTCAAAGCGCAAGAAGTTGCAATCAAGAAAGCTAAGATGCAGGCAGACGCCGCAGGTAAAGCCGACCAGATTGAAATTGAGAAACAACGTATTGCTGCTCAGAAAGAGATTGCTGCTATGCAAGTGGGCGCAAAAGCCCAAGGCGAGAAGCTTAACCTTAGTGCTAAGCAGCACTTGGAAGGCGTCAAGATTGGAGTTGATATAGCCAAAACTAAAGATCAACTTAAGTTGCAAGCAAAGCAAGCACAGGCACAACCTAAAGAAAGCACAACTGAAGAATGATAGATAAATACCTAGAACATTTAGCCCAAAAGCTAAATGACCAGATCAAAAATCTGGAGGAAAGTTTGGGTGAAGGCGCAGCCAAAGACTACGCTGAATACCAATACGTGTGTGGAAAGATTAAAGGTCTTCTCGCTGCACGCTCTGAAATAACTGACCTTAAACATAAACTGGAGATCTCTGATGAGTGAAATCCTTATCGGCTCAAACACCGATAGCAGTGAAATTATTATTACTGACGCACTGGGCAACCCCATGCCAAAGATTAATAAACAAGAAGAAGTACCGATTGAACAAAGAGGCAGACAACTTCCAGTACCATCGGGATATCGCATCCTTTGTGCAGTACCAGAAGTAGAAAAAGAGTTTGAGAATGGACTGCTTAAATCTGACGAAACAATTAGACATGACGAGCTTTTATCCACGGTTTTATTTGTGGTTGAGCTTGGTCCTGATTGTTATAAAGACGATAAACGGTTCCCAACTGGAGCTTGGTGTAAGCCAGGTGACTTTGTTTTAGTGCGCCCCAACGCTGGTACTCGCCTAGTTATTCAAGGTAGAGAATTTAGAATTATCAACGACGATACGGTAGAAGCAGTGGTTCAAGACCCACGTGGCATCTCTCGTAAGTTTATTTAAGGAGCCCCAAAATGGCTGAGTATGAAAATGAGAAGTTTGTATTTCCTGACGAAAAGGAAGAGAAAGTAGAAGCCAAAGGCACTAATAAAGCCGACGACTTTGAAATTATTATTGAAGACGATACCCCAGAAGTAGACAGAAATGTCAAACCAATGCCTGAGGAAATCGTCAAAAAGCTAGAAGTAGCTGACGAAGACAATGAAGAATTGGACGAAAAGTCTCAGAAAGAACGCCTAAAGCAGTATAAAAAGGTATGGAATGATGAGCGTCGTGCTAAAGAAGCCGCAGAACGTGAGCGTCAAGAAGCTATTTCCTTAGCTCAACGCATCGTTGAAGAGAACAAAAGGCTTAAACAAGTACTCGAAACCGGGTCTAAAGAGCTTACTGACTCTTATAAAACTGCTGCTAAGATGGCTGTACAGGAAGCAAAACGTGTTTATAAAGAGGCTCTTGAGGCTGGAGATGCCGCAAAAGTGGCTGAAGCTCAAGAAGAATTAACAAAAGCACAGATAAAATTGGAGAACGTTAAGAAGTTCAAACCAAATATTGCTGTACAATCAGAAGAAAATGTAGTACAAAGTAACCAAGTAGAACAGCAGCGTCCCAAAGTTGACCCTAAAACTCAACAATGGTTGGACCAAAATCCATGGTATGGCTCTAAAAAAGCTATGTCGAATTTTGCTGTTGGGGTTCACGAAGAATTAGTTGATGAGTACGGCGCTAATGTCGTTGGTACAGATCAGTATTTCAAGCACATTGACAAAACAATGCGCAAAAGATTCCCAGAGTACTTTGAAACTTTGGAAGGTAGTTCAGCTGAGCCAGAACAGGAGCCTCAAACAGCCCCTGCAAAAGCGAAGCCAAGCACGGTTGTAGCTCCGGCAACTAGATCAACGTCCTCCAAACAGGTACGTTTGAAACAGACGCAGATGGCCCTTATCAAAAAATTGGGCTTGACGCCCGAAGTTTATGCTCGTGAACAACAAAAATTGGAGGCTTCAAATGGCTGAAAACAGACTGACTCGTGAATTAGATACTCGTAATACAGTGGAACGTCCCAAGCATTGGACACCACCTGAGCTCTTGCCTGAACCAGATAAACAGGCTGGATATGCGTATCGTTGGATTCGTGTTTCAATGCTTAATAGCGCTGACCCCCGTAATGTCTCTGCCAAACTCAGAGAAGGTTGGGAACCTGTTAAGGTTGAAGAACAACCAAAATTTAAAATGCTAATCGATCCCGATAGTCGCTTTAAGGACAGCATCGAGATCGGTGGATTGTTACTTTGCAAGATTCCTGAGGAATTTGTGGCTCAACGTGCGGCTTATGAGGCCAAACAGACCCAAGACCAATCGGAAGCTGTAGATAACAATCTGATGCGCCAAAGTGACGCTAGAATGCCAATCTTTATGGAGCGGAAGTCTACTGTTACATTTGGTACCGGTTCTTAATAATTTTAGGAGATTTTCATGGCTTATCCTACAGTTTCGGCCCCTTACGGTCTAAAGCCAGTTAACCTCATTGGTGGTCGTGTATTTGCTGGTTCTACCCGCATGTTCCCGATCTACAATGGCTATGCTACTAGCTTGTTCAACGGCGACGTTGTTCAAATTGGTTCAGGCACGGCAGCTGGTACGCTGGTCGCTTCAACTCTAGCCCCAACAACCGCTAACGGCGGTACCGCTGGTACTATCGGTATTTTCGTTGGTTGTGAGTATTCAACAACTGGCGGTCCTATCTATGGCAAAAACCGTTATCAGTTCTGGCAAGGTGCTACCACCGCTCCAGACGCTATTGGTTATGTTGTAGATGATCCTCAAGCAGTATTCCAAGCAGTTGTATTAGCTCAAGGTTCTAATAGCTCTACTATCCAGTACATTAACCCA